CACCCACATACGCCAACGCCTCAACAACCTAAACACCTCACTAAACCTAGACGTAGACGCAAACACCCAACACGCACACCAACAAATCACGCGCCTACGCCAAAAAATCGAACAAACCGAAGCCCAACTCACCATCGGAGCCAACAACAAAGCAGCAAAACAGTCTCTACAAAACCTAAAACACCAAGCAGCAAACCTTGAAGCAACGCTAAAACTCGCCACAGATTCTGCGCGCGCTCGCGGTGAGTTGGATGCGTTGCGCGCGTCTATTGCTCAAATGGATGCGGTAATTGATGTTCAGGTGGATCGGTCTAGGTTGCGGCATGTAAAGCATGAAATTGATGGGTTAGAGGGAACCGCTACAGTTAATGCTGATGCTGATACTGGTAAGGCATCGGTAAAGCTTGCGTGGTTGTCACGGCCACGTGTAGCACATGTGCGAGTAGAGGTAGCAAATGCTGGGCTGTCTGCAGCTGTGGCGGCTATTTCACGTTTGTCTGGGGCGCGTGTAGTAAATGACGGGCTGATGCGTGTAAAGGACACGTTGGCTAACTTAGACCGTATAGCTGTTAGGTTTGCGGTTACTGCCCCAGCGGTGGGTGTGGCTGTCTCGGCTGTCTTGGCAGCTACTACTGCTGTGGCAGGTCTGGGTAAGACTTTAGGGGCGATAGCGCCTGCTGCGTTAGCTGTGCCAGGAATCTTTGGGGGAATCGCGGCCGGTGCGGGAGTGCTAGTTGTGGCGTTGAAGGACGCCTCTACAGTGCTGGCTGATTTAGCTGAGCCTTTAAAACAGCTAGGCCAGAATTTGTCTGGGGCGTTTTGGGCTCAGGCAGCAGCCCCTATCCGAAACCTGGTCGCGTCAGCTCTACCTGCATTAGAAGGTTCTTTGTCGCGAATTGCTGCCGGGTTTGGGGCGTGGGGAGCAGCGATAGCTAATATCGGTGCTCTACATATTTCAGGATTTGAGAAAACGTTTAGCGCAGCTGGGACCGCAATCGAGCGCGCTCAGAGTGGTGTGGCTGCGTTTGCAGATGGCTTGCTTCACTTAGGTGAGGTGGGGGCTCAGTATCTGCCTGCGTTAGCTGATCACTTTAACAGGCTGGCACTGCGGTTCCAACAATGGGCGTCTAGTGGTGCTGAAAGTGGGGCTATTGCTGCCTCCATTAAAACTGCGGTCACTGTGGCGAAGGAGTTCGGGGCAGTTTTAGTACAGGTTGTCGGGATTCTGGGAGCTGTGGGGCAGGCAGCTAGCCAGGCTGGTGGAGGTGGGCTTACAGCATTAGCTGGCATTTTGCGCAATGTGAATGCCGCTATGTCGTCTGTCGGGGCACAGCGCGCGATGATTACAGTTTTCGCTGCTGCCCGTGAGGCTGTAGCGGCACTAATGCCAGGCATCTCCGCAATTGGAGATGCTTTTGCTGCGTTAGCTCCGACGCTTGGTGTAATTTTGCCGCAGGCTGGTAGGACGTTGTCGACTGCGTTTACCGCGTTGGCTGCTGCGATTTCGCATCCGGCATTCCAGTCAGGGCTGGTTAGCTTCTTTGATGGAGTGAATCAAGCCGTTCAGGCACTTGCTCCATCTATGCCCGCGTTGGGTGCAGCATTTGGCGCGCTGGCTACAACAGCTGGGCAGCTGCTAGCCCAGCTGGGGCCACTAGCAGCCCAACTGATTAATGGCTTAGCGCCGATTATTCAGAAGCTGTCCCCGATGTTAGAGCCGCTGATCACTACGTTAGGTGGGGCACTGCTGCAGATCCTGCAGACATTAACGCCGGTGATCGATCAGCTGATTACGCAGCTATTGCCGCCAATTATTGATGTGGTGACTCAGATTATTCCTCTGATCCCGCAACTAGTCGAGGCGTTAGCTCCGCTGATTAGCGCGCTAGCAGAGTCCTTGGGGACAACATTGCAGGCTCTGTTGCCGTCAATTCAGGTCATTGTGCAGGAACTATTACCGCCATTAATTGCGTTATTGGCGCAGATTGTGCCCCCACTGGCCGAGGTTATTGCGAAATCTGCTGAGTTTACTGCTTTGCTGTTAGAGCAGCTGGGGCCAGCACTGGAGGCTCTGGCTCCACTGGTGCAGATCACGTTTGAGGCTATTGGCACTATTATCAGTACAGCGTTAGAGCTGATTGGAACCACGCTGACGGCGTGGTTGCAGATCCTGCAGGGGGACTGGTCAGGTGCGTGGGAAACTATCCGTAGTGGGACACTATCTGTTTGGGATAGTCTCTGCACCTCGGCAGCTACAATCGGGAGCCAGATAGTAGAGCTATGGCGGGCATCGCTGAATGCTCAAGTGGCTGCTGCCCGCTCTGGATGGCAGCTGATCGTGCAGGTGCATGTGTCTGCCTGGAACACGCTGCGTTCTGGCTGCTCTGCCTTGTGGGCTTCTATGCAATCAGCTGTTTCCTCAGCTATGGCGTCAATCAGTTCATTTATCAGTTCTGGCTGGAATACCGCCAAGCAAATCACGGTGTCTGCATGGAACTCGATGCGATCAGCTGTTTCCTCAGGCGTGTCATCTGCAGTTTCTCTAGTCTCATCTCTGCCCAGCAAGGCAGCAGGCGCGCTAGGCGGTGTAGGAGGCATATTGGTGGGTGCAGGTAGATCCCTGATTCAGGGGTTTATCAACGGTATTTCCTCCATGATCGGTGCAGTTAAATCTAAACTGTCATCGCTGACTGCGATGCTGCCTTCATGGAAAGGGCCTGCAGCTAGAGACGCGGTTATTTTGCGGCCTGCTGGTCGGCTCGTACTAGATGGGTTTATTCGTGGTTTAGACGACCGCAGCGGTGCTGTGCAGCGCGCACTGGGGTCGCTCACCAACTCATTGAGCGGACAGGTAGAGCTAACTGCAGCACGCTCGCCTCAAACTGGGGCAATCCGGTTCACTGAGACGGATAAGGCTGACTATGGCTATAGAGACCAGCCAGTAGTGCTAAATCTGGTCGATAGCGATGGGGTCTTGCTAGGCACGATCAAATCGCAAGTAGCCCAAGCAACTGCCCCCGTGGCGCGTACAGCGCTGCGTGAGCTGCGTGGAATCAGGTAATACCTATACAGAAGGAAATCATGGCTGAAACTAAGTGGGGTGCTAGCTCTGGTGAGCTACGGCTAGGCATCGAGGTGCGGCAAACTCCCGCGACTGTAACAGCTGACACGAAGCAGGTCACTCTAGAGGTGATCTACTATGCCCAGGCCACAGGGTACGGCCATGATTTCAGGGGCGCGACTGTTACCCTGTCAGGACAAATTAGCGGCTCTGTGAGCTACGATTTCTATTCTGCCTGGAACTCTTGGCAGTGGAAAGAGCTAACTCGCCGTACTATCACCGTGCCGACAAAGGTAGGCGAAACTGTATGGTGTAGGTTTGATGCGGTCTCATCGCGTATCTGGAATGGAGGGGCGCCGTCAGTCTCATACTGGTACGCGGTGAAGCCTATCCCCATGTCATGGCCTAACACCCCTACCAACGTGACTGCTGTATTCACAGACCCTGGCATGCGCGTCACGTGGCAACTCACTCCTACTAAGGAGCGGCCAGTCAACCGTGTAACGGTAGATAGGTACACGATTAAAGACACCGCAGGTACACGCCTATCTACACTAAACGGGGCCGCCACTAGTTGGGTAGATACAGCTGTTCCAGTAAATGAGAGGATTGAGTATCGCGTCCGGGCCTGGAACTCAATTGAGGCATCATACGCAGGTAAATCTGCGTATGTTTACTCTAGGCCTGCTGCCCCTGTAAATGTACATGCAGCCAGGGTGGGCAACAGTGTAGAAGTCACCTGGACGCCGTCTACCCCATATAGTGCAGCTCATAGGGTGTACGATGGCGAAACGCTACTAGCTGAGCTGCCAGGTGGCACAAACACGTACCAGCACACTCCCGCCGATAAGGTGGGTACCCACACCTACACTCTGAAGGCAGTATCCCCGACAGGGCTAGTATCAGCAGCTGCAACTTCAAACTCTATCTCGTTCTTGTCTCCGCCTCAGGCTCCAGATGGCCTAGCACCCTCCACCGCACGAGTAGGACAGGTACGTCTGGTATGGACACACAACCCTACCGACGGCTCGCACCAACGTGCGTACCGTATCGAATGGAGATATAAAGGCGAAACTAACTGGCGTGTAATAGAGGTAGAAACTGCCGCGCAGGCACACGAAATGGCATTTACTGAGCCTGCCTCTATTGAGTGGCGAGTGTACACAAAGGGAGATGCTAGCGAGGGGCCAACTGGTGGCTGGTCGCCTGCATCACTCACCATGCGTACAACCGTGGCTCGTCCACCTGTACTAGTGCGTACTGCCCCGGCTACCCCGGGGGTATGGGAGTCCCCATATGTAGCCATCATGCTGGCATACTCCCAGCCCGATAATGTGCCGATGCTACGAGCACGCAACACGTTGGTAGATGCAGTCACCGGCAAGGCGCTCGAGTTCCAACCTGGATTAACACCGCAATTCCAGACCCCGTTAGATGACGGGCAAAAGATCCGCGTAATCTCGGTGGCCGTATCACGCGATGAGATCGACTCAGACCCCGTCACCACCGATCTAACTATCCGCTACCCTCAGCCACCTACCCCTGTCATCAGCCCAGTGTGGGATGAAACTGCAGGGGCCGTGATTGTACAGATCACTAACCCCTCACCTGTGCCGCCACAACCAACAGCCACAGCAAACCGGGTCTGGCACTCTCTAGACGACGGCCAGACCTGGCAACTGCTAGCTGAAAATCTGCCCCCAAACGGGGCTATCACCGACCACATCGCCCCATCACGAGGAAAAATACTCTACCGAGTACAAGCCTCATCAGCCCTGCCATCATTTGTGACTACCCAGGTCGAATACTCAAGCAACTCAGCCACCGCCTGGCTCAGCGGAGGACCCGGATACTCAACTATCGCCCCGCTACGCTACGATCCCCGCCGCACAGAAACCATAGGTCTAACCAACCGCAAAGTACACCGCTTCGCTGACCGCCCACTAGGGGTAGAAACATCATCCACCCACATCAGCCGGAAAATCTCATTCACCGCGTCGCTGACAGATATGGATCAAACCATCCTTGCTGCCCTGAACGCGCTCGCGGTTATGGCTGGCCCACATCTATGGCGAGACCCTACAGGCCTATACATGTATGCCTCGCTCAGCGATGTCGATCTATCTCGAAATTTAAACGGGGAATGGAGCGTGAGCTTTGATCTAGAAGAGGTAGAAATGCCATGATGAGTTTGACTGGTCACCGGCAGGGCCGGTTTATTGTCACCATCCTGGACCAGGATGACCGCCCCAAAGGCCCCCTAACAGGGGTCACGGGTGGTTCAGTCCAGCTGTCAGCAACCACGGCTCTGCGAGCTAGCGGGTCGCTAACACTGGAAGACATAGGCCAAGAAATTGACTGGTTCTCAGACCGCATCAAAATTCGCTACGAATCTAACGCGGGTAGCTGGGACCTAGGTGTTTTCCTGCCATCAGCACCCACCCGCAGCTACACAGCTGATGGGGCAAGCTGGGATGTAGAACTACTAGGAAAACTAGCAGTGCTAGACCAAGACCGACTCGCGTCCCCGCTCTCTGTACCACAGGGAACCCTAGTAACTGAGGCAGTCACAGAACTAATCAAGGGCGCAGGCGAAGAACGGTACTCAATTGAAGCCTCTACAGCACGCACCACCAGCACACTCTCATGGGATGCGGGCACATCTAAACTAAAAGTGATCAACGAGCTACTGGCAGTAATCAACTACTGGGCACTCACCACCGACGGGGCAGGTGTGTATCAGACAGCCCCCTATGTGCTGCCTGCTAAACGAGAATCTCAATGGCACTTCAAAGCAGGGACAGACGCAATCCACTCACCAAAATTTGACCGAGACCAAGACCTAGCAGCTATCCCTAACCGCGTACTACTCATCTCCCAGGGCGGCGGCCAAACTCCAGCCCTAACCGCTACTGCCTCCAACGACGACCCAAACAGCCCCTACTCACATATCCGCCGTGGACGGTGGATCGTGCACACTCAAACCGGAGTCGAAGCCACAAACC